GTCCAGGAGCCTCACCGTTTTTCATTGCGTCAGGGTCGCGTGAAGTGCTATGATTCCAGTTCAAGTATCCAGATTGCCTGTCAAGTACAGTATCGGGTTCTTTTTCTCCGAGGCGATCACGTAAGTCTTGTGCAGTAGACATTTCTTTACGCACACTGTCGACAATGTTCTTGTAACAGTTGCAATACACCAAACCACAATACCCACACATAGCAGGCTTCTCAGCTTGGGTTTTCAAGAAACTCTTTTCTTCCTCGAAATGACGCTTAGATGCTATTTGAACCCAACGCAAGTACTCATAAACATCAATATCAATCATTCTCTTACCCTCAAATATTATTGGTTTCATACCTTCAGGATCGATGTGTCTCTTATTCATGACATCGTATTTCCGAATAGTCAATAACCAAATATCTGGTGCCTCAACAAGACCAAATCTCCTTGCAATCTTATCCTTGTTCAAAATCCCATTTTCACAAAATTCGGGACGTGGTGTAACCTTCACATGATACATTCGGCGCAAGACAGATTCAGGCTCATTTGAGTAAACTTGCGAGTTCAAGAATTCAACATTTGTAGAAATCAGGCAAAAATATGGATTCAGAGCAACTTTTCCTTTCAAGAAAACGTCTGCCATTGGCGCAAGATATTTGACGTTATTAATAACTTGTATAAGCCGATATGCAGGGGAAAAGTCCATAAACCTTTCCCTCGTATTTGCGAAATCGTCAAAGACTATAGCATTAATATACGACCTAATATTTGAAGCGTATTTGTCATTATCCGCCCAAGTGGCTATGCGTTCTCGAGAAGCATCCAAACCATTATACGTCAAGCCAGCTGCCAAGGTCAAATTCGTTAATGAAGATTTGCCACAACCTGACTGTCCAAACAAACTAACAGAGAAAGGCGAGATCCTAAGTCCTCCCCTTACTTGTATTTGAACAAACTCAGTCATATTGTCACGTAATCTATCAAGACGATCAGACAAGAACTTCCGCTCAAAGGTTTCTCCTTTCTTCAACTTGCGATATAAATTCTCACCCAATGAAATTGCTTCTTGCAGTTTCACTTCATACGTATTTTGGTCCAAATCAGTGTATTCTTCAAGGTTACCAGCAATGGCATACCCGTGCATGGATTTGAGCTTGGCATACATTGTCTCGAATTCTCCAATGTCCTCCTCCAAGAAGAAAGAGGAAATTTTTCCATTCTTATAAACACTCCAGCCTCCCTTCATAAACCCTGCAACGGATTCATAAAAGGCTTCAAACACATCACTAGCTGCCAATTGTTTTTTCTGAACCATAGGAGTAAACAGTTTAACATTACCAATCTTGAAGTCCAGATTAGCAGTAGAGCACAGTCCCGCTGACACAATTACGTTCACCAAATTGGTGAAAGACGTCGCCAACTTTGAATGTCGAAACGTTTTCCAGTTGGAAAAAGCCATATCGACAGCTGTGTACCACGGCATCCAATCTCCACTCTGTGGATCAAGGAGGTAATAACCATCTTCTCGTTCTTCAAAAACGCCAACACCAAATGCTTCATCTAGCATCTGTCCCAGAATATCACCATCACCACGCGTCCAGTCCTCAATTGAACGGATCCGACACACTGTTCGATATAAATACATAGGAATCGATACGTGCGTATGGGCCTGTAAATATTGGATTATACACGCGGTCATTGCTCGCTTATTCTTGGCACCCTTCAAACTCTCAAATAAACACACCACTTGAATCATCTCCTTCAAATAGGGATCAACTCGTCTCACAAAATGTGGAGTAGCATGTTCCATAACAAGTTCAC